TAACTGGAAAAAGGTTAAGAAGCTTTTGCCAAATTCAAATATCGTTATTTTTCCTAAAAAATACGTTGCCTAATTAGGTATCAATGGTCATGTGGACTGCTAGATTGCAGTCTGCGTGGCTCTCAGGCTTTGTTTTTATTTAATTTATCCATCAATCTACCAATTTCTATATCTTTCAGCTGTACATCTTCTCTGGTGATAGCATGATTTTTCTTTTCTAAATCCAATTCTTGATGCAGTTTTCCATTCAATTCTTGATGCTTTATATTTATTTCTTCTAAATCCTTTATTCTTTTCTTTAAAGCTTTAACTTTATCTATCTTTTTTACTTCATCAAATATTCCAACGTAGGTCATGTTGCGTAGTCATCCTCTTCATCTCGTATGTCAACTGGTTTATCATGGCTTTCAGTTAACGCATTAGCTTTAGTGGAAGAAACTATTTCAACGTGAGTATCTCTAAGTTCTTCTTTGCAAGCATCTTTAGCATCATTTAATTTTTCCATAAGAGCTGGAAAGTTGCTTTCATATACTCCATATATATACAGATCATTAATAGCAGCTGTTACTCTTGATAAGCCTTTATGTCTTTTCTCTAGTCTCAGTAGCTTCTGGTCCAGTTTCGCCATCTTTTAAAACCTCCTTTAATTTATATTTGATATTTTCAATTTTAAGTTCATCAACCAGGACTTCACTATCAATTGGTTCTTTACCTTTGATAGCTTCATCCTCATTTAAATACTCTTCCTTTAATCTAAAGTGAGCATCACCTTCAGTAGTTTTTATTATCTTAGACATTAAAATCCGTCTGGAGTAAGCTTACCTCTATAATATCTTCCACCATCCTCGTCTTTTTTTAACTTATCTTTTATTTCATCCAACGAGCCAGTATATATTTTGTCATTTAAATTATTTCCAACATACCAATCTTTTTTATCTTTAGGTAATTCTACCGTTTCTTCTTTACGTTTAATTTGATTACCTAAGTCTATCGTTTTTTTAACAAACGGTTTGGTGTCAGTTAAAACAAGAGTAATTATTTCTTTGCTTAACAAACCTTCAGGCTGATAACTAACAACTGTCATATATTGACAAGCAGCCTCTGGATCAGTTTGCTCTTGTATCTCTATCTCAACCTTATCTGCTTTGATTACGGACATTTATGACCTACCGATCTTTTATAGTTATCTATAATGTCTTGTTCTGTTAGCATCTTATCTATCTCTATCTCAGCGTCTATTCTGTCTTGATATGAAGCAAATCCTCTATGTTTTGTTATCATTTCAGGATCAATTAAGACATCCATACTAACTTTAAAGAACTTAGCTAATTGATTAAGCCTAAAGGCACTACATCCATTAATTCCTTTTTCGTACTTCTGAAGCTGCTGAAATTTTACTTTGCAATGTTTAGCTACTTTTGTTTGGTTAAGCTTTCTATATTTTCTTAAATATTTAAGGTTTCTACCAACAACAGAATTGAAAGCTAAATCTTCTTCTGTTTTTTTGGCTCCTCTTTTATGGTCAGGCATTTTATTTCCTCTATAGTTTTGCCGAAATAATCTTCACATTGCTTTTGCCAATTACTCATATTCATAGTGGTTGATCGTTCAGCGGTTAAATAAAAGCATTCCGCTGGCATTTGGCGAAATACCTTCTCAGCATTAATAAAGAACGCTGGAAGCTTTTTTTCATACTTGAGCCACCATTTAGTATTATTAATTTGGCGGACTGGCATATCAGAACTAAAAGCCTGATAGCTAACGTATGATTGATAATTTGTGTCGTTTTCTTTTCTACTCATATTAATTCATCATAAGGATTGTAATTTCTAACCATACAAAGAACCTCAGCTAACTTTGAAGCTAGTCTTGATGCTACTATAGGTGTAAACTTCATGTGTTCACCAAATAGTGCTACTTGCTCAACATCAGCTTCACTTAGCTTATATTCTTTCCAATCATTAAAATTTAATCTCCAATTAAGATTTTCTTCTGTAGCTTTCATTTTAGTAAAAGCTTCTCTGGCAAGCTTAGTGCCATTTACATATTCTTTTTCTGTTGTAGTAGGAAATTTGATTATATTATCCATCAACTTGATCCTTAACTATTCCATCTGTATTAAATATTTTTTCTTCTGCTTTGTGCATTTCTTCTGCTTGATAAAGATAGTTCGCTGCATCAACGTAAGTATCTTTTTTGAATTTTTCTTTTGTTCTATATAACTTGGCTGCTACATACATATTGGCTACCATATAACCAGGTATTGCAGCATCTAATCCAAGAAGAACCGACCATAAGTGTCCAATGTCGTTCATTGCTACACCAAAATCAGTGCCGTATTCTTCTTGTTTAGATTTACGGATTTCTTTAAGCTTTTGCTCTTTGTTTTCCATTTTTGCTTTTTTCTGAAAAATCTTTATGAGCAAGTTGAATGTAGTAAGCAGCTGTCTTTGCCATTGATTGTGGCATTTCAAACTGTTTATCTGACAACTCTCTAAGCTTGTTATAGGTGTCCATATTCAACGCAATCGATTTAAACTTATCCGTGTCCATGATTACGCCTCCAACGAAGCTGGATCAAAGCTTTCACCAGCCTGGTTCATTTCCAGTGGTTCAACTCTGTGCATCCAGTAGTAAGTTGCACCTTTAGGTAATTTACCAGTTCCTGATGCTTCTGCTTTATATGCACCAATCCGATATTTTTTACCTTCAACAGTTACAGTTCCTTTAAGGTCATAACTTTTTGGGTTCTCTTTATTCGTATTTGGAAATACAACGCCTAGAGATTTGCGTTCTTTAGCTTGTTCTTCAGCCATTTTTTATTACTCCATTAGTCTCAAGTTTATTTTTAATCTTGTTGAACTTTTCCAAGAACTCATTGTAGGCAACAGGATTATTAACCTTCACTGTTTGCATAAGTTTTTGATTGTTAGTTAGCCAAGATTTGTAAGAACCAAGATGAGAGACTTTATCAAGCTCGGTTAATGCTGTAGTTAGCTGCTTATCTTGCTGCACAATTGCAGCAGATACTTCTTCAGCACTTGCTATTCTGTCATTAGTTAAGCCAAGCATAGCTAAAGCTCTTCCAACAGCAGAAGTTTCAGCGTTTTCCAACGCAGAAGTTTGATTAATTCTACTAGCTGCTCTTAGTTCTTCAGCTAATCCAGTAGAAATTAAGTTTCCATCAATAAATACTTCAGCTTTTACGATAACTTTTTTATCGTCCTGGAATACAATTGATGTTGATATAGCTGCTGAAGTTCCTAGATTTCTTCTAAAAATACCTATTCTAAGTGCAACAGTAGCATAATCGTTGTTGTGTATTTTAATAGTCTGACCTTTAAGACTTTTTTTAAAGTCGTTAATGCAAGAGACTAATTTATCATCTGACATATATAATAACCTCCTATGATTAGTAGTGTGTAAGTGATGAGTGAAGGAGTAGGCATTATCGTTTGATGTTACTCCATAATTCTTTAGCTTCTTTTACAAAGTTATGACCAATGCTCCAATAAAACGGATGTTCAAACTGAGGATCTGTATCTGCAATTAAATTTTCTATAATTGCATCTTTATCGTTAAGGTGAGCATATCTAGTAAGCAATCTTTCTCTTCTGAGACCTTTAGTAATTAATTGCTCATAATAATTTTTAATATTTGCTGGTTCTAAATCAGCACAATTATCTTGTGAAAAAATTTCTGCACCATCCGCAGACAAATAAATTAAATATGGCTTACAAGGAGAAACACGAGAAGAAAAAGAAGTCATATAAAAACTTAATTGTCTGAGATGATTAACTAACGGAGTGGATGGTAGTTTGGCTTGAGAAAAACCTCTGCTACCATCCTTCCTTATCTTCAATGGTTTTTGCCATACAGTCTTAAACTCAAGGACCGAAAGGAACATTGCTGGTATGGATCCAGATGCTGAAGTTGATTGCTCAACCTCATTAAAATCCTCCAAGTGTAAGTCAGTCCTTCCACAAATAGGAAGGTGAAGTCGGTGATCGGTGTGATTGACACTTGCTTCAGCAACTATATTTTTTGCTGTAGCTATACCAATTTTCTCACACGCTAAAAATCCTTGTCTAATAGTTTGAGGAATAGTTTCTTGATAGTGATAAAACTTCTCTCTGTCTTTTTCATTAACAGGATTATATTCTTTAAATTTTTCCAAAGCCTTTTGTATTGCAGCTTCTTGAGATAATTTTTCATTTTCTTGTGGTTGAAGTTTTTTTGTAAGTGGGTTCATTTTCCAAATTGTATTGGAGTAGTGCCATTGAAGAGCATCATTGACTGCAACACCAGCTGCCATGTTTGCATTACCTTCAAGTAATCTTCTTTGTTCTTG